ATGACAACTGAAAGAATCTTGGATAGTAGAATCCAAATCCGAAACGACACGGCGGCTAACTGGAAGGCTGCCAACCCCGTCCTTCTTAAGGGCGAGCTTGGTATCGAGATTGATACCAGAAAGATGAAAATCGGTGACGGCATCAGCGCATACACCGCGCTCAAGTACGTGAGCGAGGACATCGTTGTGGGCAACACCAGTCCTACCGATGCCGACACCAACTACGACGTCGGTGAGCTTTGGATTAACCAGAGTGAGAAGACCGCACACGTACTTATTGCCACCTCGGATACTTCGGCGGTATGGAAAAGACTTGTCACCGCAGAGGAAATTGTGGTAGTGGCAGAGTCTATCGTGGCGCAGAAGCTCAAGACCGCAAGAGCCATTTCCCTTGCAGGAGATGTAACGGGTGTTACGACCTTTGATGGTTCTGCCGATGCGACTATTACCGCTATTTTGGTAAATACAGGCGCAACCGCAGGTACTTATACCAAGGTGACCGTAAACGAAAAGGGCCTTATCACAAAGACCGAACTTCTTACTCCCGATGACATCCCCGCACTCACGCTTGCAAAGATTACCGATGCAGGCACGGCGGCAGCAAGAAATGTCGGTGAGGAGGTTGGTAACCTTGTAGAGGTCGGCGCAAATGGTAAAATTTCCGATGCCGTTCTTCCGCCTCTTGCAATTACCGACACTCACGCCGTAGCGGATGAGGCTGAAATGCTTGCTCTCGATGCACAGCGTGGTGATATTGCCATCCGTGCGGACGAGAACAAGTCCTACATCCTCAAGCAGACTCCCGCAACTGACCGCACCAACTGGCTTGAACTCAAATCCCCGGATTGTAAGGTTCATTCGGTAAACGGCAAGGTCGGTGATGTGGTGCTTTCCACTACGGACGTTAGTGAGGGTGAAAACCTTTACTACACCGAGGCGAGAGATACCGCAAACTTTGAGGCAAATTTCGTAAAGAAAACCTCGAAGGAACTCTCTGACGGCGCAACTGTTCTGCACGAAACCGATAGCTTTATTATCAACGGCGGCAACGCTTAAGGGAGGTAAGTTATGGCGGAGAGAACGATTAATTCCAAAGTGCAACAGAGGAACGATACCGCTGCAAATTGGCTACTTGTGAATCCCGTTCTGCTCCGTGGTGAACTCGGCATCGAACTTGACACGGGTAAAATGAAGATTGGCAATGGTAGTTCTAACTGGGCTACCTTGCCATATCTTGGCGTTGGCATTACGCAGGCGGACATTTTGAACTTTGCCTATCCTGTAGGTTCGATTAAAATTACGACCACGGCAGAAAATCCCAGTACTACCATCGGTGGGACTTGGGAGAGATGGGGCAACGGCAGAATGCTTATCGGTGTTGATGAAAACGATACGGATATTGCGGTGGCCGAGCAGATAGGCGGTGAGAAAGAACACACGCTTACAACAGAGGAAATCCCTGCGCATACGCATACGGCTACTATTCCGACAGACGGAGAGGGCTTACGGGCGCGTATCCAAGGCAATCAAACAAACGTACTCTCTGTCGGAACGATGGATGTTGAAACCACAGAAACGGGTGGCGGTATGGCACATAACAATATGCCTCCGTACATTACTTGCTATTTCTGGAAACGCACGGCGTAAGGAGGTATTATGGCAGCAACAATTATAAGTATTTGCGCAAGCATCATCAGCGGTATGGTGCTTTTCTTTTTGAAACGCTATTTTGATAGGCGTGAAAAAGAGGAAAAGGAACGTGATGCGGTATTTGCAAAGGAAAATATCCTCATCCTCAAAACCATTGATGCGGTTGGTAAACTGACCTATGCGGATGCCATTGCAATCCGTGACGGCAAGACCAACGGCGAGATGAAAGAGGCTATCGAGGCTTATAAAAAAGCAGACCAAGAACTCTATGAGTTCTTACTTGAACAGAATTCCAAAAAATAACGGAGGTAAACATTTATGGAACAGTATCTTGAACTTATCAGCGTACCCGCTATTGCAGCAGTGGTTTATTGGGTTATTAACCTCATCAAATATACTGTTGGCGATAACGAAACATTCAAGCGTTTTATTCCGCTTATCGCAACGGCTCTCGGTATTGTTTGCGGTGTCGTTTGCTTCTTCTTGATTCCGACCATCGTCCCTGCGGACAACGTGCTTGTGGCTATCGTCATTGGTGGCGCAAGCGGTCTTACGGCAACGGGTACGAATCAGATTATCAAGCAACTCACCAAGAACGATGAGAAGTAAAAACTGAATAAGCAATATGAAGCCTATCTTGGATTTTTCCGAGGTAGGCTTTATTTTTTTGCGTTAAACCTTCACTTTTTCGCTCTGCCGTGGCTTTTAGGTGGAGGTGGTATAGATGACCAATACAGAAAAAGAACGAATCATAGCCCTTAAAAATCAAGGGATGAGCGTAGGTAAAATAGCGGAAGCCATAGGTATTCCCGCAGGAACGATAAAAACATTTTTACGCAGAACGGAAATAAAGCGTAAGGAAAGCACCGAGGGCGTGTGCCTTGAATGTGGTGCAGAGTTGCCCACTGTACCGCATATAAAGCCGAGGCGATTTTGCTCCGGGACTTGCCGACAAAAGTGGTGGAACTCGCACCTGCACTTGGTAAAGCGTAAAGCCTTTTATGATTTTATTTGCCCGTGGTGCGGAAAGAAATTCACGGCTTATGGTAACGACCACAGGGTTTATTGTTCCCGTGATTGCTATGCGGAGGCAAGGAGGAAGAATGGAAAATTACCAGAACATTTTAATGTATAAGCTCGCTATGAGTATGGCGGACGATATGCTAAAACGAGGAATTATCACCCCCGAAGAATACGGGCTTATTGAACAAAAAATGTGCGAAAAATTCTCTATAAATAGTTCCTCAATTTATCGAAATATGACTTGATATATAACTCTTTTAGAGGTAATATACACATACCAAAAAGGAGGTAAATATGCGAGAAATAAAGGACGTTACGCCCGTAAGGGCAACCGAAATCAAACGCCTTCGAGTATGCGCCTACGCACGTGTTTCAAGTGGTAAGGATGCAATGCTACACTCGCTTTCAGCACAGGTCAGTTATTATCAAAAAATGATAGCCTCCCACGTGGATTGGAAGTTTTGTGGCATATACGCAGATGAGGCTTTTACGGGAACGAAGGAAAACCGAGTGCAGTTTCAAGCTATGCTTGAAGAATGCCGAAAAGGCAATATCGATTTGATTGTTACAAAGTCAATCAGCCGTTTCGCCCGCAACACGATTACGCTTTTGCAAACAGTGCGCGAGTTCAAGGCGCTTGGCGTGGATATTTTCTTTGAAGAACAGAACATCCATACCCTTTCCGCAGACGGAGAGCTTATGCTTACAATCCTTGCATCCTACGCACAGGAAGAGAGCCTTTCCGCAAGCGAAAATGCAAAGTGGCGTATCCGCAAAGGCTTTGAGGCGGGAGAGCTTATGAACTTCCGATACCTTTTCGGTTACATCATCGTTAAAGGCAAAGTCAGCGTTCACGAAGCCAATGCAACAATAGTGCGTGAGGTGTTTTCAAGGTTCGTAGACGGCTCGACCTTGGCGGAAATAGCGCATTGGCTTAACGAAAGCGGAGTGCCGCCGATTGAAAGCGGTGAGTGGACGAGCAAAAAACTCCGTGCTATGCTCCGCAACGAAAAATACACGGGCAACGCACTATTGCAAAAAACATTCAGTAATAACCACCTCGAAAAGAAGAAGAAAATCAACCGAGGAGAGTTGCCGATGTATTACGTCGAGGACACGCACCCTGCAATCGTGGATTTGACTACCTTTCAGATAGCCAACCAAAAGCTCGATGCCGCCACGGAGTATTACACATCTACTACAGAAGCAAGCGAATCACCCTTTTCAAAAAAGATGGTTTGCGGTTACTGCGGTGGGTATGTTAAAAGGGCAAAAAACAATGCCCGCACCATTTGGCATTGCCACCATTACCTTGAGCGTGGACGTGCCGGGTGCGAAAAGGCAAAGCAAATTCGCAACGATACGCTTGAGGCACTTTGTTGTGAGATTTTCGGTTGGGACAGTTTCAACGCCGATTTTATTTATAAAAACGTGGCGCAAATCACTGTTTTTGATAGAAATTTGGTGTTTTTAATGACGGACGGCAGAACGATTGAAAAGAAATGGCAGTACAAATCACGCTCGGCATCGTGGACTCCCGAAATGCGGGAGATTGCAAGGCAGAGGGCGTTAAGACAAAACGGAGGTTAAAATGGCAAAGGTTACAGTTATTCCCGCCACAAGGGATTTTCACACAGGTGTTTCAAAGACAAGTAGGCGCAAACGCAGAGTGGCGGCTTATGCACGTGTTTCCACCAATAGCGAAGAGCAAGTTACCTCTTATGAGGCACAGGTGGATTACTACACGAAATACATCCAAAGTCGACCCGATTGGGAGTTTGTCAAGGTTTATACTGATGAAGGTATAACTGGAACGAACACCAAGCACAGAGACGGCTTTAATGAGATGATTGAGGATGCCCTCGCAGGCAAGATTGACCTTATCATCACAAAGTCGGTCAGCCGTTTTGCCCGCAATACTGTTGATAGCCTTATCACAGTGCGTAAGCTCAAGGAAAAAGGCATCGAGGTCTACTTTGAAAAGGAAAATATTTATACCCTCGATAGCAAGGGCGAGTTGCTTATCACGATTATGAGTTCCTTGGCACAGGAAGAGAGCCGTAGCATTTCGGAAAACATAACGTGGGGCAAGCGTAAATTCTTCGCAGACGGCAAAGTGTACCTGCCTTATAAATCCTTCCTTGGCTACGAAAAGGGCGAGGATGGGCTTCCCAAGATAGTCCCCGAAGAGGCAAACATTATCCGCCTTATTTATTCAATGTTCCTTGACGGCAAAACGCCGTATGCGATAGCAAGCATTCTTACCGAAAGCGGTATTCCCACGCCAAGGCAAAAGGCGGTGTGGAAAGCAAGCACCATCGAGAGTATTCTTACAAACGAAAAGTATAAAGGCGCAGCCCTTTTGCAGAAAACCTTTACAGTGGATTTCCTTACGAAAAAGATGAAAACCAACGAGGGCGAAGTGCCTCAATACTATATCGAGGATAGCCACGAACCGATTATTCTGCCGAGAGAGTTCGAGGTAGTGCAAGCGGAAATGGCAAGGCGCAAAGGTGTCAAAGGCAATTATAGCGGAAACACCATTTTTGCCTCCCGTATTATTTGCGGGGATTGCGGTGAGTTTTTCGGCTCAAAGGTATGGCACTCTACAGATAAATACCGCAAGGTCATATACAGGTGCAATCATAAATACGCAGATAAAAACCGCCGATGTGAAACACCCCACCTTACAGAGCAAGAAATCAAAGATGCTTTTATTGCGGTATTTAATACGCTTATGGCGGATAAGGATGCGGTGCTTGATGCCTGCCGTGTGATGCAGGACACGCTGGCGGACACCACCGAGATTGATTTCAAGATTGCAAGGTTGCAAGAATCCCAAGAGGATGCGGTAGTTCTTCTGAAAAAGCACGTCGAGGACAATATGCGAGTTTCCCAAGACCAAGAGGCTTTTTGGAAACGCTACGATGAATATGAAAAACGTGCAAATGACCTCGCAGCCGAGCTTGACGAACTGAAAGTTATCCGCATACAACGTTTGCAAGAGGCGGAAATCATAGGCGCATTTATGTTTGAAATCCACGAGCGCGAGGGCGTGATTGAAACCTTTGATGAGAGGCTTTGGAGCGTTTGCGTGGAAAGCGTAACTGTATATAAAACGGGTGAGATGGTGTTCCGTTTCAAGAATGGAATGGAGATAAAACACCAAAAAAGTAAATAATTATAGTCAAAAATGCTCCTACGATGCTTTTTCGCAGGAGCATATTGCTATTTGTCATCATCTGTAGGAAGGTCGAAAGTTATCGGCTCTTCGTACTCATCATCGATGCCTTCTTTTTCATAGAGCTTTCCGATGCGTAAACGATGCACATTATTTTTCTTTTTGCCATTGTACTCGATAACCATAGCCTCTGCATATCCCATCATACCGGGACGGCGTTCCTTTGCGGTTCTTGCAAGTGTTTTGAGTGAAACCGCACCGAGCTTTTCTTTGAAAATTTCATCATCAAGCACATTTTTATATACCACTACAAGTTTTGCCACCGCTTTCATAATGCTACCAGAGAAGGAGTTGCAATCACCCTCCCAAGCACCAATGATAAGGCGGAGGACACGGCTCAAAACATGATAGCCGTAATCCTTGTAAATAGACTCAACAGTGGCTATAGCGCAAATAACGCCGTGGGTTTTCTGTGAGCCGATGGTAAGGCCGAAGGATTCCACCAAATCCCGAATGATAATCTGCTCATCATTGCCCGCCTCGATGTTTGCCATAAACACCTCAAGGGGCTGTAGGTTCTTTACGAATTTCATCTGATTTGCGAAAATATCCGCTTCGTGTTCGTAGCAGAGGTCATCGTAAATCATACACCAGACAGGGGTTTCTCTTGAGCCTGAAACAAGAGCTACGATTTCTATGGTGTGCTGACCATTAAAAACATAATTGATGCCGTCCCTTCGGCTAACCTTGACGGGGTTGATTTGATACAGGTCAAAGTTTTCTGCAGCACGGGCAATATGCGTATGCGAAAGGCTACGCTGATAGTCTTGGTTTGACACCAAGTTCTTTATAGGTATCTGCTCGAAATGCACATTCGGCACGAACATACTGTAATCGTCCATTTTACTCCTCCTCTATGAGTGCGAGTAATTCTGCTATGGTATCTTGCAGGTCGCACAATACATCTTTTAATTTTTCCTTTGCACGATCTGAAACGATAGCGGCATTGATATTTTTATGAGCGCGTTTTATAGAGCTTGTCCACGAAGGAACAGTAAGAGATAGCTCAACGGCGGGGGCGTCGGGGTCAAACGCTGGCATATCCTTGACGGATGGTCTAACGGGCGGTGGAGCAACTACAGTGTTTTTTCTTGGCGGTCTGCCTCGGTGAGGTTGGTTCATTTGGATGCTATAAGTTTTTTGCTCCTCACCGAAATCCGCCCTCCGAAGTTCTGATGCGGAAAGTTTAGAAAGTTCCACGACACGTTGGTGTGGGAGCTTTAGCCGACCTGCGAGGATTTTAGGTAAGACCTCGGGATATTTTGCGCCTATGCTCAAAAGCGCCTTTGTATAAATAGCGTACTTTTGAATGGTGGCGTGAGTGACGTTGTTTTCATCGGCTAATCGTTGCGCCGTTGTATGCCTTGTAGGTGATTCAGTATAATTCACGCTATCAAGGGATAAGGCGGCATCTGTGCCACGCCAAGGCGTATAAGTACGGGAGCGAGTGCTATTGAGATATTTTTCCGCTTCATACTGCATACCAATTAGGAATTTGCGTGTTTCAAAGGTCAAGTCCCGGCGTTGGAGTTGCTTTTTGCAGACAAACGCCATAGCCGCCTCTTTGCACGAAAAGCGCATTTCTTCGACCTCATATGGGATATCGTGGCGCAGGCAGATTTCATAGCGAGTAATACCATCAATGATATAACCCTTCCAAGTAACGATAGGCTCGGTGCAACCTTCTGCAAGGAGTTTTTCTTCAAGCAGTAGGTATTCCTTTTTGGAGTATGGGCTTATAAGGTTTGTAAAATCTTGATTTATTTGCAAGCGTATGTTCATATACGTGTCCTCAACTTTCTACTTTCGCTATGGTGTCCATTGCAAAAACCGCCATTTTCTCTGACGTAAGAATGGTACCTAAAAGACGATATGTGCCGTTTTCTTCAAGACCGCCCACAACGCTGCAAAGCTCCTTTATAAAAGAACCGCTATAAATTTCGCAAGAGTTATCGGGGCCAAGCATTTCAGCATTTACCTTGTGCGACTGGTCACCCGATGTAACCTTGTCCACGCACTTAACGGCTACGATTCGCCTATTTGTGCTAACAAGCAGTTGTATATACCTTGGGTCACCAAGGGCGTGGAGGGTGGATTTATGTATTCGTATTCTATGTTTCTTTGGGTCGATAGATAGTATCGTTCCCGTTTGTAAATTATCACTCATTGATTATCTCCTTCCGCATTTACGGGTGCAGGCAGAGCAGCATTTTCATCTGCCACCGCCGTGGTGTCTTTAATTGCGTAAACAGCGTAGCCATCAAAAATATTTATCTGCATCGATTGCTTATGAACGCTATACGGCAATCCGAACTGTGTCTGCCATTCCGAGGGGAACACGGGCGTTCTCGATGTTTTTGGCTTTTTCTGTCCTTCGACAAAAGTGCGCTCATACATTTCGGGAGCGTTAAGGTCGAAAACGATTAAATATTCGCCGTTGGAATGCATCAAGCGCCCAAGCACCTTATATCGATATTTCGGATTCCATTCCATCATAGACACAATCTTTGCAAAGAACGGCTTGCAAGTGATAGGACGAGGTTTGCGCTTACCCTTGGAGTTGTTGCACCAAAGGTAGGCATCCTTTGCGCCTTCCTCACAGGGGCGTAAAGCTATAATCTTGTCCGTTTGGTTTACAAGCACCTGTGCAAAATCGAATTGCGGGAATTTAGAAATACACGCCATGTTGACTTGGAACTTAAAATCGCAGAAAGTGACGGACGGCTCTCGCATATGTGCAAAGAACTCACGTCTTACCACTTGGAAATCGTCAAAATTAAAATCGGCGGCTTCAATAACCTCATCCCCATCTGAAAGGACAGGTGCGTTTGTGGCAGAGGGAGCAGCCTCGTCCACGACTTTTAATAGTTCCGTTATAGTATCAGATTGATTCATCAGTAACCTCCTCGAGTGAGATGCCACTCAATTCTTGCCTTATGTATCTGCGGAGTTCCTCAAAGGGCGTAACGTTGATGCGCTTGCCCGTTTCAAAGAGTTGGCCTTGTATCCGCAATTGCCAATCTATCTCGCTTTGGTTTTCAAGTTCCTCAACCGAGCGTTCGTGAAAATAATACGGCTTGCCGAAAGAAAACATCCATTCTTCGGGATATCCTTTGATGTAATTGCCAACGGCGGACAATGGCTTTAAGGATGCCGAATCTTCCTGCCGTGGAATCATATAGGACTTGAAGTAGGTTTCGCAATCGGCGGTATCGAAAATAAATACAATCTCTCCGTCCTTTTCGTAGATAGAGCCGTTAATTTTATATTTGTATTCGGTGTTCCAACCGAACAGACGATACAAGGTTTCAAAAAATGCCGAGGCTGGGATATCTTTCGGATAGTAAACCTTATACGACAGAGTTGAGCAGTAGACCCCTTGACGATTATCCTTATCCGTCGGGCGGAGTGCGAGTTTCTTGGTGATAGGGTTTACAAGCAACTCTACATAATTTTTTGCGCCAAGTTTGCGTATGCAATCGGTGTTGAATTTTATTTTCTTATCCACAAAGGTAACATACGGGCGGTGGGGCGTGTCGAAAAACTCTGCACGGGCAACCTCAAAGCCACGAAGGTCGAAATCCCCGGCGGCAACTTCGATTTGTATTTCAGTAGGTGGTATAGCCGTTTCGGTAGCCTCTTCGATATTATCGTAAACGCTGACCGCTGCTTGGAAATAATCGCCCTCCTTGAAATTTGCCCATCGAGGGTGGATGCCCACAAAACCTTTCAGAATACCGCTATCAATAACCCGCAGTTCAGGAAGGAAGGCGCGGTTGCCGTATCTTGCGTTTTCAATCATATGCTGAACGGCAATATAGTCCGCCTTGGAAACGATAGCTTCGTGGTGGTTGGAGTAATGGCTCTGCGGTCTATCTCCTTTGTTTATCAACGTGCGGTGTGTGCGGTAGTTTTCAGTATAGGTCTTACGGGTTATAACGTCACCGCAGTGGCGCTCATTTCGCAGAATTTGAATAATACTGCCTGATGTCCATTTGGTGGTGTTGCCAAGGTAGGACTTACGCTCAAGGGCTATAAAGGCTTTTGCGATTTGCCCCGAAGAGTAGCCGAATAGGTACATATAAAACGCCAATTTTACAGTGGGAGCTTCGTCGGGATTGATGATAAGGTTACCATCTGCATCGTGGCTATAACCGAGCAATTTCGGCGTAAGGGGCAAGCCGTGGTCAAGGCGCATACGCAGCGAGGTTTCCATACTACGGCTACGGGTATGTGATTCTTCTTCCGCCATAGTGGCTTGGAAGGACAGTGCCATAGAGGAGTCCTCGTTGAGAGAGAAAATAGCCTCCGACTCAAAGAAAACACCAACTGCGGGCTTCCTTTCGGCAAGCTCACGCACGATGCCTATAAAGTCATACTGATTACGCGCAAAACGGGATACGCTTTTGGTGATAATAAGCGTTAATTTGCCTGCCTTTGCATCAGCAATCATCTGCTTGAACTCATCACGATTTTTAAGAGATGTGCCACTGATACCTTCGTCTGCGTAGATTTTCACAAGTGTCCAGTTTGGGTGGCGGGAAACGAACTCCTCATAGTATTTTTTCTGTAGCTCGAAAGAGGTTGTTTGCCTTACGTCATCGGTGGAAACACGGACGTAAATACCGACCAATTGTGGCGTTTCGGTATCGTAATAATCGGTTTTCTTCTTTTCGGGGATATATTCGTAATTATCGGGGTCTATTTCCACACGCATACGGCGGCGGACTTTTTCCTTTTGCTGCCACTTTGTATTACGCTTTTCTTCGTCAATCATCATTGCCTCCATCTGTTTCATCGGGGAGCAACTTCCAATCCGGGGACGGCAGGAAGAAGGTGTCCTTCAAATCGTCTTGATAATAATGAGCGAGGGTGAAGATATCCTCGGAAATAAAGTACATACCGACAGGAGGCTTTTGGGCTGCAAACGCCCGTGCTAAAAAGGCTATCTCATATGGCTTTTTCGATACGTTGGATACTTTTTGGGTGATGATGAGGTCAACTTTTCTGTCCATACAATCCTGTAAGAGCCGACTCCATTCTTTTGCGTTTTCCATATTCGGTGCGGTTGCGCCCTCGTCAATATAGAAATCCACAAGTTCCCAATTGGGGCAAAGCGCCATCGTGTCTTTGAACTCCTTGATGTGGTAATCCAAATAGTCCGTATGCCTTGTTTGATTGAAGTATCGGATATAAATGCCGACCCTGAAATGGTGAGCCGTGTTAGGCCTTTCGTGGCGGATATTTTGTAGCCACGCTTTATGCTCGGCAATCTTCTGCGCCTGCTCGGTATTTGCTCCAAAGAAAGCGGAAAATTTCTGCGCCTCACCGATTTGCATCAAGCGTTCATATACCTCAACTTCTGTACTCATAGATATAAGCCTCCATAGTTATAGTTGCCAACATTATAACCGCTTTTTCGACAAATTGCGAATAACTGTCGGTCAGGTTTTTAACCGTGGGTTATTGAAACGCAAAAAAATATTGAAGGCAATAAAAAAAGAGTGGGCGCAAACCCACTCAATTAGTCATCGTATTCAGTTTTATTGGTACGCATCGTTGTCTTCAACTCACGCACAATTTTAAGAATTGCCTCGACTTCCGTTGGTGTACAATCACCAAGCAAATCGGCAAATTCCTTCTGGTATATTTGGTTCACATGAGGGACATCGGGGCGTAGGATTTCGTCCGCTGACACTTGCAACGCTTCAATGATTTTGCAGAAGGTTGTAAGGAGCATTTCCTTCTTTCCGAGTTCGATATCACTGATGTGTGGCAAGGACACATGGGCATCAAATGCCAAGTCCGCTTGGCTCATTTTCTTCGCTTGACGTGCAGCCCTTATTCGCTGTCCAACTTTATATTCTATGCTATTCTCATCCATTTTGGCGCACCTCCATAAACCACAGACGAATTTATCACTTATAGTTTATCATTTCCAGACGATTATTGAAATCTTCGGCTGACGATTATATCGTCCGCAGTTTATAATAAATTAGAGAAATTTTTAACTTAAAGGAGGTTCTTAATGAAACTTGATTTTTATACCGTGGGGCAAAGGATACGAAGATTGCGTAGGCGCAAAAAACTATCCCAAGCCACCCTTGCCGAAATGGTGGATGTTTCGGCTACATACATAAGTCATCTTGAGAACGGAATGAAATTTATGAGCGTGGAAACGCTGATTGCTCTTGCCAATGCACTGGGCGTTTCTACAGACACAATCCTATGCGATTCTCTCGACCAACAGTTATCAGCCTGCGTGACGGAGTTTGAGATAATTTTGAAAGATTGCACCAATTATGAACGGCGGGTAATCCTCGATAATGCGAGGAGCATCAAGAAGGCTTTACGAGATAATAAGTATCTGAAATAAATATCGTCCACGGACTATAAAAATTGGTTGAAAAAGTCATAATTATATGCTATAATTGATATATCTCTTATTTCGATTGGGGTGGTAGTGTGGCAGAAAAAAGGTGCTGTTTTATTGGACATCGTACCATTACGCTGACCGATGAACTGGTAACGAACATAAAAAATATTATTTGCAGGCTCATTGTGGATGAGGGTGTGAAGTATTTTCTATTTGGCAGCCGTAGTGAGTTTGATGACCTTTGCCACCGAATCGTAACCGACTATCAAAAAGAGTATCCCCATATCGTGCGTGCTGCATACACTCGGCGTAGCGAATATGCCGTAAAAAAAGACGAGAAAGAGAGAATGGAAAAGTCGTGGAGTTCGCTCCTGAAAACGGATGTTAAACTCAAGGACTACGATGCCGAGGTGCAATCCGATAGGGTTTACTCGGCGGGAAAGGCATCATATGTCGAGCGCAATCAAGAGATGATAGATGCCAGTGATTATTGTATTTTCTATTATAACGAGGCGTATCAGCCTCCGCAAAGAAAAAGGGCTAATAGGGATTTAACTTCCTATCAGCCGAAAAGCGGGACTCGCATTGCGTATGAGTATGCGGTTCAAAAAAGTAAGAAAAACGATAAAATTGTAATAAATACGTTCGCATCCTATGAAACGGATTGA